GCATTTGGATGGCCCGGGCTTCCTACGCCCTTGGAGAGGCAGCGCAAACGAACATCCTCGCCAATGAACTCGAAGCCGGCGGGAACGGAGGCGATATAGGCGTCGCTCTCATAGCGAGCCTTGGCAAGCCATCCTCCATCCTGATTGGCCGTGACGGTGGCTATGCCCTCGCCACGGCGCTTATTCGCTTCGGCTGCGTCCTTGCGGCCTTGAAAGAAGAACTCTTTCACGCGATTTTTGATGCCAGCAATCTCCATTCCCAATTCCTTCCTCAATCAAATTCACACTCGGACGCTGTTACGCCTTAAAAAGGAACGTCGTCGTCCAGATCGTCATAAGGGCCACCAGTGTCACCACCGACGCCACCAGCTCCGCCGGAGCTGCCGCCCCATGAGCTGTTACTCGGCGCGCCGCCGCCTGAGCCCTGTTGACCATCATTGCGAGGCCCGTCGAGCATCTTGAGTACGCCTTGGCCAACACCAACCACAACCTCTGTGGTGTAGCGGTCGTTGCCGCTCTGGTCCTGCCACTTGCGGGTGCGCAGCTGGCCTTCGAGGTACACCTTCGTACCCTTGCGCAGGTAGCGCTCAACCACGCCGACAAGGCCGTCCGCAGAAATGGTGACTTGGTGCCACTCGGTGCGCTCTTTCTTCTCGCCGGTGGTCTTGTCCTTCCATTTCTCAGTCGTGGCGATGCGCAGGTTCGCGATACGACCGCCGTTCTGGAAGCTCTTTACCTCAGGGTCCGCCCCAAGGTTTCCCATGAGACAAACCTTATTCAGATACGACATTCTCAATTCCTTCTTCTATTTCGAGCTCTGTCTCGCCAAGCAACACAGAGGGGTTCACATCGAGCAGCTTTGCGGCCTCAACGATGGTGTCGACGCGGAGCATGCGAGCCCCGCTTTCGTGCCACCGCACGGTGTTGACAGAGCAGCGCAACTTTGCCGCCATGTCGCGTAACCAAATTCCACGCGACCGGCGAACGGTGCGGAACCGCTCACCAAGCCGCGCCTGAAGCTCACCCTTCGGTATAGGGGTTGTCGTCATTTAACTCCTCACTCATTGCGACGCCGGCGTCCTCACACGCCGCGCCAAGGTCGCTATCCGTATCCGCTTCGAGATAGCGTTGGTTTTTGGCGCGTGTGGGCTCAGCCACAGTCGCGCCGGCAAATGCGTCGAGGCTCTGCTTTGCATTCCGCTTGGGGATGCGCGGCGTTTCCTCGATCCGCATGGTCTCGGCCTCACGAATGCGCTCAGCCTCATCTTGGTCAAATATCCCCACAAACCCGAATGCGACGCGAGCGCACTGGAGCATCGCCTTGTGCCGCAGGAAGCGTGAGGTGTGGGTCTGCCACGGGCCGATCACAGGGCCGTACTGGCCCTTGAAGGGAGGGCGGTAGCACTCTGCGAGCCGCTCACGAACCCGTATCGGGTGCCTGCGGTCTTTGCGGTAGATCACGCACTCGATCCATGCCGGGCACGGCTTGTGCTCAGCGCTATCGACGATCTCTTCGCTCTCGATGAACTCCATGCCGTCGAACGCGGAGTTCGAATTGATGATCCGGCTCCAGCCATCGATGCCGACCACGGGGATGATCCCGTTCTTCTTGTCGGGGAAGGCGTAGATTTCCTTGGTCCACGGGTTAAGGTCGTACTGATCCGCGACCACGAGGAGCGCCATCATCTGCTCGTTGGTGACCTCCCTCTCAGCGCGGAAGGCGGTTGCCTTGAGTGTCTGGAGCATCTTGTTCGCGTCGACGCCAAAGCGCTGCGCAGTCCGCTCGATGAGGCTTGTGCGCTCAGCGCCGATCTTTGCAAGTTGAGTTGCCATGTCCTTATTCCTTAACTGGTGTGATGGTGAGCGCGCCGCGATACGTCATCGCTTTCTGCACCCGCTCTGGAACAACCTTCTCGGGCCGCTCGATTGATGGCCACGAGAGCCGGTAGCCGGCGGCCTTCGCCTTGGTCGCGTCTCCAACGCACAGGGCGATCCGGCCTTTCAGGTTCTCGAGCACGACCTCTTCGCTCTTCATGCGCTCTTTGAGCTCGAGGTATTCCTCGATCAGCGGCGGGAGCTCTTTGTTGGAGGTGAGGTCTGCGGGGAGCGCTGCATCGCCGTAGCGATACTCCTCAGCCACAGTGTCGTAATCGGCCAGCCATGTGGGCTCGACGCCGCTGTGCACGCCCTGCCAAAAGGCAGTGATGGCGGCTGCGATCCTTTCCTGTGTCGCTTGGTGGCGCTCGATGCGCCCACGCTGGAGCTCGTTGCCGCTAATGCAGCACACGACCCAACCATGGTCCGCGCCAACAGCACCGATCTGGTGCTGAAGCTGGAGCACATAGTGCAGCGGAGGCATGATGATTTCGCCGCCGTCCGCGATCCATTTGTCGCGGAACTGGAGGGCGTCGATGTTCTTGAACTCGACCGGGGGGAGGCCCTTCTCCTGCACCTCGTAATCGAGAGAGGCACCCCAACCGCCAACCTCGCCATGCGTGCAATAGCGACGCACCTTGCGGAGCTTCCACTCCCACTTGCTCTTGGCCCATTCAGCGAGGGCTGGCTCGAGGAAGTTGCCGGCCTGCACGCGCTCCACGTAGGAGAGATCGTCTGGCATGAGCTTGCCCGACTTCTCCTGCCAGAGGCGATATCCGGTCTTGAAGGGAGAGAGGCACCCGAGGAGCGTTGACCCCTCTGGCGGTGCCTCGTAAAGGTGGTGGACGACGGTCTCGCCGTCCGGGTGGAGCCATCGGTAGAAGAGGCTTGCTACCTCGCTGCCTCCGACGTTCTGCTCTCTAAGGGTAAGCCACGTGGCTTCATCTGGAACTGGAACTGCTGCCATGAGTATTTCTCCTGTACCCGCTCTCTGGCGGTGACAGGAAAATTATCATCATGGTGATACCGATGCAAGCAAAATATTATTGTTGTGACAACCTCGCGCCGGAAATTGTTTTGGTTATGATAGTGCCTCAGACGCCCTGAGCTATCGCCAACACAGCATGCGCCTCGACAACCTCAACATCCGCCATCGGCCCGCTACCCCATGCGATCAGGGTGTACAGGCCGGCTGTGCTGCCTCGCTGGAGCTGCCGCACCAGACGCTGCGACTGGCCGCTCACAGTGACAACAGCGAGCTTTCCGACCAGCTGGTCTGGCGCTCGCGGCTCTGCCTCATAGAACACGTGCCAGCCGCTCGGGATGGGGTGAAGCCCATCTCCATCAACTCTCGCCGCGAACACTGCGACGCCTTCTGGAACTCCGACCGGACGGGCTATCTCTTCAACCTCATTCATTTTGAAAAGCCTTCCATACACGCCGACGAGCTCAGCAATTGGCACGCGATCACGCTCGCCCCCTTTGAACGGTGCCTCGCCGCTAAGCACATCGTCAACTGTGCATCCCTCCGCTTCGGCCAGCCTCTGCAACGTGTCAGAAGAGAGGCTCGCGCTTTTTCCAGCGAGGTAGTTGTACAGCGTACTGCTTCTAATGCCGGCTTTTTGTGCCCATGGATGCGGCTTCAACGACCGCGCCTCCATGAACGCAAGCAGATTATTGCGGTTCTGCTTTTCCTGAATTGTGCGTCGGTTCGACATTTTGGCTTTCATAAGGTTCCCCGTTTTGCCAGTCCAATTTTTATGAGCTTCAAAATTCACAGCGGTCGGACCAATAAGTTCCGTGCCCGCAAAACCGTACTGGACGGCCTCACCTTCGCCTCGAAAGCTGAGGCTCAGCGATACGCCGATCTGAAAATTTTGTTACGCATAGGCGAGATTTCTGGTCTGGAGCTTCAGCCCTCCTTTGATCTTGTGGTGAATGGCCAGCTGGTGTGCCGGTATGTGGCCGACTTCCGGTATCGAGACACTGCCACAGGGCAAGTCATTGTTGAGGATGTGAAAAGCGCTCCGACGCGCACGCCAGAGTACCGGATCAAGCGAAAGCTCATGGCCGCCTGTCACGGGATCACGGTCCTCGAGACTGGAAAGATCAGCCCACGTAAGTCGGCTGGACGCAATTAACCCATTTACAACCGCACGAGGTCGCGGCATTTGAGTGTCATAACCATGATAAAGGACAACCATGGACAACTCGAATAACGCAGGTCTGTGCCTGCTCATTTTACCTGAGGCTTTATGACAGATTGGGTTCGTCTTTGGCACGACATGCCAACCGACCCTAAGTGGCGGACTATTGCTCGCAAGTCTGGGCAGCCTTTGCCCTGTGTGATTGCGCTCTTCAACCTTCTTATGGTGAACGCCTCTGCCAATGCGGAGGATCGTGGCACGCTTCGTAATTGGGAGAACGAGGACGCGG